CAAGCCGCGCCAACTCCTGAAACTCCCGATTCCCCCGGTCATAGCCCGTCAACTCGCCAACCTGCCAGCGATGCACTTGCGGCGCCTTTTTCTCGACCGGCTTCGGCTCAGTTCCCGCCACGCAATACCGCGTCGACACCTTGTAGCCTTCGCCGATCTTCACGCCAACGATCAGGCCTGCGCGGATGGCAGCGGTGAGCGTGGGCGTAATTGCCTTGGCGCTGCAGCCGAACAACTTGCCGAGGTCAGTCATCGTGTGCGCCTTACCGGGCGTCATGCGCTCGACTAGGCTGCCTGCGGATAGATCAGCGTTCATGCTGCGACTCCTATGTTCGATCCATTCCCGCGCCGACACATCTCAAAAAAGCACTGGCGCAGCAAATCGTTACCCTCTGCGTTGCGAACCGGCCGCTCGGCTGCGAGTCGGAAGCACAATGCGTTCGTGTGTCTGCGGCGTCCGTATTCGCGACGGATGATTCCGTCGGCCTCAAATTCGAGAAGTCGATTGCGTGCGGTTTTGCCAGTCAAGCCGGATAGTCCGGCGAATTCCTCGATTGACAAGACTTCGCCGGGTTTCAGGAACTTGAACACGTCGACCTCGATGCGGGTGCGCCCGAGCTTTTTGCGAGGCTTGCGAGTCATAGAGCCACCATCCTGCTAAAAGCATTGATCAAATCCGTAGGCGCGCGCGAGGCTTGTTCGGCATGCCGAGTTACGACCGAGCGCGCCAGCGGGGCCGGTGCATGTTGAATGACCGCCCTTGTCACTGGAAACGGTTTAAGCGTGCGGAAATAATGCGTCGCCTCGCGTCCCGTAATCGAGTCCGCGAACTTATCCGGCCAGCCACCGACGTAACCATCCTTCAGCAGTCGATCGAGCGACTTGTTGATCGTGTTTGCCGGTGCGTCGACGTCACGGAAAATCTCATTGCGCGACGCCAGATGCGCGACTTGCAAATATCTCGTGATCTGGTCTCGTACTGAATCAGTCATGATTTGCTCCCTTTGCAGGATCGGATGCGAGGCCGCGCCATGCTTCGTCCCGGTCCAAGTAAGCAACTCCCCCGTTCAGACCAAAGCACGATTTGACGATTTTCTCGCCATTTTCTTCAAGCATCCACCAATTGGAGGCGCCATCGAAATATCGGAGTTCGGCTTCCCCGACCGAGAACCGCGTTTCATACCATCCTTTTCGGCTCGGCAAAATATCAGCAGCGAACCACCCTGTTAATTCAGCCATGATTCACCTCCGGCTTATTCGCCAGCCCGCGCCAGCGTTTGTTTTGAGCACCAGCAGTGCCACATATCGCAGCGGCTTCCGGCGTCGAGTACTGGTTGCCCCAGCGGCCACCGACCCAGCGTGAGAAGCCCTTATCCAGGCCATCAACAAACTCGGTCGCGTAGACGCCGGGGTGGACAGGGCGCATGTCTGGTCCAAACCAATCGGTCAGCTCTTGTTCCATCATTTGGTCTCCAATATCTGAAAGCCCATCACCGCCATGAGGTGTCGCTTTATGCGGTAGCCTTCGGTTATCTTTCCCTTCACGTCTTCGATTACCCATTGCGGTCCATCGTCATAGGCGAAGTCAGCGATATATTTCAACGCCGGCCGTTTTCTGCCCTTGATCGAAACGGCCGGCGCCAGCTTGAATTCGACTTGCCGAACCAAATTGCGGATCTTCCCGGCGCTTTGAAGCAGCTTCAATTCTTGCCAGCGCGCGTATTCGCGCTTGCTGTCGAACTTCAGGCCATCCATCACAACCACCTTGTTGCGGTATTTGGTCGGCTTCGCTGCGGCTTTGGTGGGGGGGCGGAGGGTCATGCTTCGACGCCTGTCACGTTGAATATCGCCTCGCGCGCGATCCGCAGTTTGTTCAGCGGAACTTTTCCGCCAGCCTGGTTGTCTTCAACGATCCGCCGTGCCCAACCGATGTTTCCCATGACCTCGCGCACGGATTTGGCCGGCGTGTACGCTTTGCGGGCGATGGCATCGATGCGTAACCGGTCTTGCTCCATCTGCTCGGGCGTTTTTTCGGGCGCTTCCAGGCGGGCTACGCGGGGCGGAACCGGCAATACCTCGCCGCTCAAAACGACTTTCAGCGCGCGCTCAAACAGCGGCTTGATCTGGCTAAACGTCTGGCCTAGCATGTCGCGCTCGCCCACCTTGATCGCTGCCCAGTAAAACGCCGCATTACTCCACTGGTCTTCGCCCTGCTGCCGAAGCCGAATTTGTTCGATGGCTTCGTAAATCGCGGCATCGATGTTGACCGACGGCTTGCAGATTTCCAGAAACTCGCCCCACGTCGGTGGCCACTTGAGGCGCTCGGCGGCTTTCAGGCCAGCGCGAACGTCAGCCATTTTCAAATCGTTGGCGCGAATCTTTTCCGCCCACACTCGCTTCATGTTCTCGATCCCGGTATCCAGTCCGTCTACCGTATGCCCGCTGCGGAACGCGTCCAGCAGCTTGTTGCCAAAGAGCCCATGCAGTTCGCCAAACAGCCAATCCATCGGGTTAGGAAATTTCCCGGATGTCGCCGTCGATGTAGCCAGATTCGTCATAATTTTTTCCTCCTAGTCCGATTGATGCCGCCGCTGCCATTCGTGATTCGTCTCGTGCGTTGCCTCGCTGTGGCGGAGGTCGAGCGCCGCCCGCGTTCAAGTTTTCAGCCTCCTTGCTCCAGCGCTGCAGGATCGAAACCACGTAGCCGACGGCTATCGCCTCGTCCGGCTTAGCCTTCTTCGCCGCTTCTGCCGCAGCGCGCATCGTCTCGACGGTTACCCCTTGTTCGGCAAGGGTGAGCAAGCGCGGGTCGGATGGGTTCGATTGAATTCCGAACTGACGCATGGCAATCGACAGGTCTACCGCGCGTGTTGGGCTTTCGATTTCCGACGGCGGCTCTACGGGGTTTAAGTCTCCCTGTCCCTGTCCCTGTCCCTGTCCCTGTCCCTGTCTTAGCCGTGACTCCTCCGGCGTATCGCCGTGACTGTCCGGACCTGTCACGCGGACAGGTGTGTGACCAGTTGTGACATGTGAGGAGTGCAGAGCGCGCAGTTCGCGCGTGGTGACATTCCATGCCGGCACGATATTCACCTCGCGGAGAGCGGCAAACATGGTGCTGCGCTCTTCGCGTTCGCGGCGCTTACGCTCGCGTTCATTGGCATCTTTCTCAAGTCGTTCGGCTTTAGATGCCCAGCTCTCGCGCGCCTTTTCACATGTGGTTGGGTTATAGAGTCGCCCATCGCTACACTTAACCCATCCATGCAGCACATCGGCCTTCACCTTCGGCCATTTAATGGGATCGCACATCGCCAGATCGGCCAGCACGTCGTCGTCATCTTCAAGCGACCCGGCGGGAACGTCATGCCAAGCAGCGGTCCAAAGGTTGATCATGTAGAACGCGAGCGCAGGATTGCGCTTGGCTTTGAGCCAGGCTTTGCTGCGGCGCAGACGCTGGATGTCAAGCGGCATGAAGGCAAAATCCCTCAAGTCACAGTCAGCCGGCATTAAAGGGGTTGGGAGGTCGTTCAAGCGATCTCCATGCGTGCCGCCGCGCGCCCAATCATCGTAATAGCCCGCTTAGCCGCACCCAGCGATTTGCGAGCCGCCTTACGGGCCTGAATGGCTTCGTGAGCGGCGAGGCAGTGCGGGCAGGCGGCGAGGTATTCGCGGATCTCAAAATCGCTCATCCAAACCTGATGGGGTTCGTACTGGTCGCCCTCAATCTTGGGTGTATAGGCTTCTTTCAGGTGCGTAGCGTCCCCGTGGTGTGCCGCTGCCTCTTCCCCGGTGCACGTCAGCCAGTCGGCGGGGAGGCGGTTGCCAGAGACGCCAGGGCAACGATCGAGCGCCTCACCCATCTCGAGCGTCAACCGCTTAATCTCGATGTGCAGCCGTGCATAGTCGGCGCAGGCGCGAAGGGCTTTATGTTCGGGGCTCATGCGATCTCCAATGCAAGGCCATGCTGGCGCAATCTGTCGCGCTGCAGCGGCTCATAAGCGGGGTTTAACTCGCAACCAATCCAGTGGCGCCCGAGCCGTTGTGCAACCGATCCGGTCGTGCCGCTGCCGAAGAACGGATCAAATACGATGTCGCCAGGGCGAGAGCCGGCCATTACGCAGGGCTCGACCAGGGCTTCGGGGAACGTGGCGAAGTGCGCGCCGCTGTAAGATTGGGTGGCTATAGTCCAAACCGAACGCCGGTTACGGAAACCGTTCGGCAACGTATCGTCGCGGTCTGGCCGGTGAGTGCCGGTCGATTGGCCCGGGTGCACCGCTGCGCGCTTGCTGCTCTCGCGCTTGAAACTGTCGCGCGCAGTTACGCGACCCCGCGCCCGCTGCTCGGCGTCGGTACCGAAACCAAAGCCGACGCCGCGGGGCTCTATACCCATTACAGCAGGCTCCTTTACGGCGTCAGCATCGTAGAAGTACTGTTCCGATTTGGTCAGTAGAAAGAGGTATTCGTGCGCGGTCGTCGGGCGGTCAGTCACCGATTCAGGCATCGGATTGGGTTTGCTCCAAATGATGTCCCTGCGCAAATACCACCCCGCGTCCTGCAACGCGAACGCGAGGCGCCACGGCTGGCCCATCAAATCCTTTGCTTTGAGGCCCGGTGTGCGGGCGAGATTGCCGGTACCGGATGCGCGAATCTGCGCGGCCTTCACCTGGTTGGCGCTGATCGCCGAGACGTTCGGCGCATGTTTGCCAGCATGTTCACGGCTCTGCGCGCCCCACGATCCGGCGTAGGCGTCACCCATGTTCACCCACGCGGTGCCGTCGTCGGCGAGCAGTTCGCGGCACAGTTCGAACACATCGACCAGACGAGCAATGAATTGCGGCAAAGTCGCTTCCTGCCCAATCTGCCCGTCAACGCCGTAATCCCGAAGGCCCCAATACGGCGGCGACGTGACGATCGTTTGCACCTTCACACCATCAGCGATCATGCGGCGCATGGTGTCGCGGCAATCGCCGAAATGGCATTTATCGATCCATGCGTTCATGCTTTTCCCGCTTTGTCAGTTCCCTTCCACGCATTCGCAAAAGGGCAAAATTTTTTAGCTACGAAGCAACCCGGATTTTTGAATACAGCCGAAGCTCGACTTCACGCTCTCGCTCGATTGATTCGAGGCGATCACGCAAAACACGGTTCTCGCTCTCGAGATCGGTTTCGATACGACGCAGGCAACGCGGGTCGTAACCACGCTTGAGCAGCCAGTAATGCAACCACGCCTCCGACCCGCACGCGTCCATCAGCGCGTCCATGTGGGGCTCTGACAGCCTCGCCTGACCCGTCTGCACCTTCGAGAGCACCGCGGCATCCACGCCGATCTCAATGGCTACGCTCTTGTCTTGCAGGCCACTGTTTTTAAGCGTGTCGGCAATGACTTTCGCCTCGCTAGTCCAGGCGGGCCAGTCGATTTCACTGGTTGTTTTGAGCGGGCGCTTGACGCGCAAATCGAGGTCTGTCATTGGAGGTCAAGTGAAATGACTGTGGTTGAAGGTCTGTTTTAGATTCAAATAAAGGGATCGAATAACCGATCCCTGGAAATTATTGCAATGCCCTACTTACTCAACCAGCCTACAAACCGCCTCAGCCGGAAACATCGCGCCGACCGCTCCGAAGAGCACGATCAGCCAGAACAGCGATTCACCGTCGGCAGCGTGCAAGGCGCTCCAGAAGATCGCCCCGAGCACCACGACGAAGCCAGCGATCAGCGCAACGTCAGCCAATGGCTTCGCTGGGCGAGCCTCAGCGATATCGCGCGATACGTCGGGGACCAAAGCGCCGAATCCACCGATGTCTTGGCGGGTGAGGTGCTTGTTTGTGTCCTTTACTTGAATCATCGTGGCGGTCCTCGTGTCAGCTTTTAAGCAAAACCGGCGGGAATTATGAAATTAGTACTACTCAGCGCCTTCGTCGTCAATTTCGCCAGCGGTGGGCGGCTGGGCGTCATCCGAGGCGCTCGCGCTATCCACTGCGTCCCTTCCCTTGATCTCGCGGGCCTTGTTCGGCTCGTAGAAGAAAGCGATCAGATCCGCCTTGGTAAACTGAGCGCCGAACTGGATGCAGGCTTGGTACAGCCACTCCATCCTGGTCGGACTCGGAATCTTTCGCGCATAGATCAAATGCGTTTCGATATACGGCACCGTAGTTTTGGCCGCCTCAGCGAAGGGTTTCTTGGCGGAGGCGTCTAACGAGCGGTAGAAGCTCTTGAAATTGGCGGGTTCGGTCGGTCTCATGACCAAAATATATATTACCCGTACGGTAGTTGCAAGCTGATTTTACTACCCTACTGGACAATTTACCTATTGGGTAACAAATGGCCTAATATCGACATGAAATCAAACGAAGAGGTGCGCCGCGAGAACCTGCAAAAGGTGATCAGAGAGCGCTACGAAAACAGCCAAACGGCCGCGTCTGACAAACTCGGGTACGACCGGCCGACTCTTGTGAACCACTGGACGTCGGGGCGCAAAGCGATCAGCACGGCATCGGCGAGAAAAATCGAGAAAGCTTTTGGACTGCCTGACTTCTGGATGGACTCGGACCATAGTTCAGGGAAATTTGATCCGCCAAACATAGGGCGTAACCACGGCATAATTAAAGAAGCGCTTAATTCGCCCGGGGATACGCTAGATAAACACGAACGAAAAAAGTTCGACAAAAACGTAGAGCCG